TTTTCCGGCAGTTAAACGATAGAAAATATTATTTTCATAACTGAATAAAAATCCATTTAATGGCCCTAACAAAAACGGGCTTAATGTTCCATCAGTTGTTAATTTCTGAAATAAGACTTCAATAGCATCATTTGCAACGGGTTCAGGGGCACCACCACCAGACATTAATATTTGTTTAAGACCTGCTCTATTTTCACCAACCCAAGTCATCATTCCAAATCCAACGTCAAGCGATTGGACATCGGCCAACCCAAAATCGAAGTTATATGATGAATTTTGCTTCCATGGAAAAGTGCTAATAGCCCCTCCTATGGCCTGTAACTGAGAAGGAGTGTTCTGCCATGGCTCTGTAACGAATGGCGTGAATATATATAATATGTTTTTTAATACCGCAAGGCCTTTAATAATATTGGAAGCTTGCGCAAATACGGCTTGTGTTGCAATTGTCCATGCTTTTGCTGGATCAAAAGTCCCGCCCGCACCACCCGCAAGATTAATTTCTGATAAGTTAAATTGTGAGGTATTACCGCCTGCTGCAACAAACCGATTGCCAAATGTCGCAATATAAGTAGGATTTTTAGGTGCATTAGGATCGGTTATAATATCAAAACTTCCGGTTTCTTCTCTATATACATAAATGTTTTGTCCGTCGACAAAGCCGACGTAGGTAATAGACGGTTGATTTTGTAATTGTGACGCAACTAAAAAATCAGCCAAAATCAATCCATTAAATGTTGTAACTTTTCCTTGTGATATTTCTACAATATTATAGGATGCATCAATTCTAAATATTGCATTGACAACCACTGCATACCAATAGTTATTGGTCTTAAATAAAAACCTGGGTTCTGCTGCAAATATTAATCGATTAATACCAAGAAAATTAATATGGCGTCTACCCAACATTGGGTACAATGCCATTTCTTTTTTGCCTGTTTTATTAAGCTGTAGACTCCAGTTTGCAACATCGCAAGGATTAAACTGCGTAAAACGCTGTTTATCATAAACTCCTATGATCGGTAAATCTTCTATGCGAGATTGCATTTATTATCATCCCTAAATTCCTGCTTTAACTCTCCAACTTCCATTTAAGCTACTATCAAGATCAGCCTCTATTGCTAAATTAATACTACTATTAGCATCCATCTCTTGTTTTGCTTCAAGGTAGAGTTCTCTTAATTCTGGCGTCCATGCCGACAAACGTCCTTTGAAAGCAGCTAGATCTCTACCTAATGCAAAATTTAAAAACCTTAAAAAGTATTCAGGAAATTGGCTCATATCTGAATTTTCAGTCAATGGAGGTGGTTCAAATTTCCCATACACATGTAATTCAAAAAACTGTGATGGGCCAGGAAACAACCGCATCGTCGTTAAATTTGTTTGATCATAAATAATGCAATATCGCGGCAATCCTAATTGAGGATCGTATTTGAATGATGCTAAAAACTCGTTTCTTGATTGATCGATTAATGGATATGTAACACCGTCCAATAATAACCATGCATTTTGTAAATTAGACAATCTGCCAAATGTTGTACTATCTGGCAATGGTGCATAAAGTGGCGAACCAAATGTCACATTCTGTTGACCAATTGCAAGTGGGATTATTGCTTCTTGAGCAATCGTGGTCAATAAAGCAGTCCCTGAGTAGTAAGAAATCAATTTATTTAATCTTCTAACCGCATAAATAGTATCATTTCCATACAAAGGAACTGTTGGAGACCCAGCAGTAATTAACTGATAAGAATCAGATATAAATTCCTTAACTGACTGGGATGGTAGACTCATGTTTAGACTTCCTTGTCTTTGAATCTTCCTTAGGAACACTCTCAATTGTATCGAACCAAATTCCTGTGGCTAATAATGCTTGATATTCATCATAAGAATTGGCTAATTTTTTTACGTTTCCTTGTTTATAAACAAATGTTCTAAACAGTTCCCTGTCAACAAAACGTCCTAGATACAATACTTGTTTTTTAACTTTGCCATTGTTTTCTTTCATATTTACCTTAAAAAAAATGGGCATCCCTCGAATAGATGCCCGTAATAGATGAATATTAAGAACGAACTATAACTGCAAATTCAGGATTGATTGAAACACCGCCAATCGCATCAACGCGGTCTAATTGAAGATAATTTCTGATATCAGAACCTAAAGTGTATGTAATTGCTAATTTGTATAGATCAGAATAGGAAGTGACTACTTCAACGCCACCTTTCAATTCTTTAATCGGAGGTGCAGCAAATACAATGGCTTGGTTATGAAATGCAATTGATCGATTAAAACTTTTCGACAATAACATTTGTGCACCATTTGGAATTGCAGCAGAAATGTTTTGTCTTGCACCGCTCACAATAATGGTTGGATTTACGGGAATATCCGCCGTATTACCACCCGCTGAAATTACATCAGACGTCACAACAAATTGCGCTCTTTGGCTTACTAAACCGGATGCAACACCAGAAATAGGCTGATAAGTTAGCGGATTAATCATGAAGACACCTGCCGACTCATCTACTTCTAATATATCTCCTAGTTTAAATACGAGTGTACCTGGAGCTTGGCCTAACCCTGTCACCGATATGGTATTGCCGCCTGTTATAGGACCATTCGTTACTGTTCCTGCTAGCAAGAAACCATTCGGCGGAGAACCACCTAGTTGTCCAGCACCGGCCACTTGTCGGCTTAAAAAGTTAGTTTTAAAGAAATCAAAACCAGATAAATGCCCGATAAACCCGTCTAACAAAGCACCACGGTTAACAGTCATATTAAATACAGCTTTTAAACTGTCTGATAATCCAGCTGATACGAATGGATCGTTAGCAAAATAACGATTACCGTCATCTGGAATGCCTAATGAAGTCATATAAGCATCGGTATTGGCAACGGTCAAAAAGTCAATTGGAACTCCAGGCGTCCCGATTGCTTGATAAACTTGAGTTTGGAAGTTTTCTTCTGCAATGAATTTTTCAACGTCATTTGCAAGTGTTTTAGCGCGAGGATTCAACATCATGTCGAGATAGGGTTCATCTCTCGCACGATCAAATGTCAATTGCATACCCGTAAATTCAACCATAGTGTTGAATTGGGTACTAATTGTTAGAGGACGTATAACCTGTACGCGTGGCTGTGATACAGCGGTCGCGCCTCGTCCTGGCAAATATCGTTCTTCTAAACGATAGTTAATAGTCTGGCCGGTCGCATATTTTAAGTTTTTGAAATCATCTTCAAAGTTACGATTAGCGACTTTAGCAAAATTAAGATAGTTGATGAATCTGATTAAAACTTCATCAAGAACATAGGCTGTAGTTTCAAAACGATTAGTACTCATGTCATTCCCTCGACAATAGTTAATAAAATCAAATGATTAATGATTCGTTCGTTATTGTCCGGTGGAAGACTAAGTACTCACCTTGCAGTAGGGATGGACTACTAAAGCTACTCATCCAAGAATTAGCGAAATTCGCTAAGTTTCAATTATGAACAATTTCTTTTATTATTGCAATACAATATCTTATGATAGAATCGAATGATTTTTATGGACATATTTATGGCAGACATTGAACAGTTAGATTCAGATAAGCAAGATGTTTATTGCAAAGAGTTAATTGAAAGTATACAAAAACTTATTCTTCATAAAATAGTACTTTTATCTAGTGAAAAAGAAGCAATACCAATGATTGCTACTTCTCTTTCCTATGTTATAGGGCATTTTGTTCATTCTTCAATAATCGATAAATATCCAGAAGAAAGAAAAAAATTATTAAATATTATATTTCACAGTTCCAATAAAATGTTAGATTCATTCAGTGATATGGACAATAAAAATGCACATTGAAGAAAGGTTTATAAGTTTAGAATTGGCTAAAAAATTAAATGACTTAGGGTTTAATTCAGAAAGTATTTTTGTTTGGGAATGGTTCAGTGATCAATGTTATGGATTAAAATATTCACCTTATGCTGTTGTTCCTTATGAATACGATCGAACTACTAAGATATATAAAGCTTATAATTCTTCTGAATTAATGGATTTATTACCCCATCGAATAACCTTAAAAGAAAATGAACCATTTAATAGTTTTACTCTTTACATTAAAAAATCTTTTATTGTAAAAGGCGTATTAGATAGAGAAAAATACCCCGAACAAGTTTCTCTTGAGGAAGTTAGTTATCAATATATTTATGGTGTTAATTATGAATGCGATTCTACTGAATGTGGGGGCGAAAATGCATGGCTAAAAAGATACTTATTTAAACATAACATCTGGGATGAAAACTTTTCTAATGCTTTAGCAAAGACTTTAATATATTTAAGAGAAAATAAATTAATATGAAAATTACCCATGATGATGATTTATCTACATTACATAAATATACGCAAAATCTAGCAAAAGAAATTGCAAATACTCATGTTAACTTAATAACAACATTAATAATGGAATTAATTAAGAATGACTCTAAATTTGGCGATTTAACTTATTCTGGTTTAATGACTTTTATCAATACTATCTCTACACACATATTGTGTAAAATATTTATATTTAGTT